CCGCCGATACCGCCTACGCCAAAATTGGCATTGTCATTACGTGACATTGTTCGTTCTCCTTTGTCCTTTTCTCGGACTTAAAGCCCCATTGGCTTGGGACTCGGATAATTATTACGCAGTCAGGTTGTAAATAACGCCCTGTCTACGACGATTGTTGGTGGTCAACTGAAGGCCAACGATGATGAAGGCTACTTTCGCCATCTGGTTGGCTGGCTCGCGGAACGGAGTCTTAGCGAAGTTCATCCCGGTCTGCATCTTCAGCTTCAGATAGTTGGTATTAAGGAAATACATCCGACCCGAACCGCAATCGCGGTCATACTGGATCGGAATACCCCGGAAAGACGGCAAGCGGCCATCAACGCCGGGCGTGTCCTTGCCCGTAAGACGCTGGTAGCCCGTGCCTTCAAAAATCTCCTCGAAATCGCCATACAGGTCATTCGTGGTGAAGATGTGGGTAGGCTGCTCATTGCCCTCACTGACATCATTCCAGGTGGTACTCATCCGTAACATGCCCTCGTAAAAGTTCGTGTTACTGATGGTTTTGAACGAGGTATCGCCGCTGGCATTGTTGGTCTTATTCTTCCACCAACTATTGCCACTGACGGTAATGCCGCCCAACGTGGTCGGCGTAGTGGCGGGAGCATCAGCAATGATGTCCTGTAGGCCGAGCGGAGCTTTGCCCGTCTGCGCCGAGTAGAGGCTGGAGTTGATCTGGTCGCGCAGGGTCAGCATCGACTGCTGCGTCTTCGCTTCCAGCAACTTCATGGCCGCATCGGTCTTGCGGTTTTCCATTTCCTCGACATGGTTGATGGTAATGGGGCAACTTGCATAGCGAAACGGATAGAAAGCTGCCGTGATGCCATCAACAGCATCGGTATTCAACACATCATACCCGGAAAAATACTCAGCCGAGTTACCCGCGTAAAGAATATCCTCTTGGATCTCCTTGCCGCCATTCTCCATTTCAAGCGAGCCGCTGGAACGAAAAGCCTCCAGGGTAGGGTATGACGCGAAAAAGTTGTCCGTAAGACGCTTGCGCTTGGCCCGCATAGTCAAGGTCCATGCCGCGTCCCATGTTTCAGTCGTTGTAGTACTTGCCACGATAAATTCTCCTGTAACAGTTGTTACAATTATTCAAAGCCGAGTCCTTGCAATTTGGACAGGACTTCGTTGTCGGTTAATGCCGAACCGCCCTCGGAAGAGCCAGCAGAGGCACTTGGGCGAAGCGCGTTCTTAGATGATCTACGCGCCTGCTTGTCCGTCGCACGTAGGGAGGCGGCGGTGCCAGCGGTGATGCCCGCTGCCTTTTCATAGGCTTCCTTGACCGTGTAGGGATTTCCAGTCAATGGATTCAGATGGGGCTTATTGCTCCTATCGTTCTCCATTAGCCGTAACATCTCCGGGGTCCACTTGGGGTTGCGAACATCTTCGCCGTGTGCTTCAACGGCCTCTGCTACAGCGGAGGATGTCTTAGCTACGGCTTCGGAACGCTCGCGCTCCTGTAGTCGCTGCGTAGTTGGCCCAATCATCGCCTCGCTACGCTGCATTCGATCCACTAGCGTATTGTAACGACTCTCAAGCTCACTAAACTTCTGCTGCGTTCGCTGTTCTACGTAGAAGTCCATAAAGTCCATTGCTTTATTTTCTTCGTCCGTAGACTGCATCCGAAGTTGCTGCACGGGGTCAAGTTCTTGCGGTGCGGGCGCAACGGCCTGCACTCTATTAGCCCACTCACGCTGCATGTCGCTCAACTTGGCCTGCTCCGACGCTTGCTGCCTGCGTTGGTCGGCCAAGTCTTGCGTCTTGCGCGTGTAATCTGCCTGCTGCCTCTTTACTGCTTCCTGGACGGGCTTGTACTGCTCCGGCACGGTGCTTGGGTCTACCCTCGCCCAATCTACCGTGTTCGGGTCAAATGTCTCGGCACCTTCTGACTCAGAGTGTCCAGTATCGGTTGAAAAGGTTTCATTCGGAGTATCTTCGGGGAAAAGCTCTACGGTAGTGGTGATATCCGCAGAACCGTCCAAGGAGTCCGACGAAGTGGCCTCGTCATCTGATATGGGGTCCAAATCCAGTATTGCTTCGGACATGGTTGCTTATTCCTCCATTTGCCGTTGAGCGGCCTGTGCAGCTTCGGCGGGTGTTCCCCCGAAAGACCACTGGGGGCCGTCAACCTTGGTTTTTTGCAAGTCGTTCTCGGACTTTTGATGGCAGCGCGAGCCGCCAACGGGGTCCGAGGACTCTACTACGTTGTATTTTTTCAGTAACTGCTGTTTATGAGAATAGCTCTCCACCACACAACCAAAGCCGCCGTGGTACTGGCCATACATGCTGGAATTGGTTTGGTGGATGGTGTTGCCGTTACGAAACGTCATTTTAGCCGTTCCGTCGCAACTGCTGCAGTCGATCTCACGTTTTATGTCTTTTATGGTAGCGAATGTTACATCTTCTTGTAAATTGTTACATTCACTGCACCTAAAATCATGGAATATCATTAGTTTTGCCCCGGCGCACGTTGAATTTGCTGTGACATCTCCTGTGCCTGCGACCTCACCATAGAAACGATGTTGCCTTCTTGGCCGCCGCGCTCGCGCACTTCCCTGCTTTCGGGGTTGGGGGCATCAGCCGCCGCCCCACCATTGCCTTGGCCCTGTGCTTTTTGCTGTAACGCCTGCATATGTTGCTGGAGATGCTGCTGGGCAATGGCCATGACCTGCTGTTGCTGCGGCGGGAGAAGTTGCTGAAACTCCGGCAAGGTCTGTATCTGACCGTGGATGCCCATGTGAATCTGATGGTTCTCTTCGGGTGTTACATTGGGGTTGGCCCCCTTCATCAGATACGCCACGTTCTCCATGCTGGCGAGCTTCATAGCGTCGGCATCAGCCTGCTTGCCAAGGTATTTCTCCGGGTCACTGACCTTAAACGCCTTCAGTAGCCCTTTTATGGCCTCGGCTCGGTTTATTTCCGGCAATTGTATGGTGTAGTTAAATAAGGCCAGCGCATCTTCTCGCTCTAATTGCTCAGTGATGGGCGAAGTGGACCCTGCTACGATGTCAATCTTAAAGCGGACCCGTAACATATCGGATGTAACAGCCTCAAAGACCGGCTCCATCTCATCCTGTGCTACGTTGACCAAGAACTCTTCGGGGGTATAGCGAGCATCGGCCATCATCCGCAGCGTGTTATGGACGGTAGTCTTGTAACATTCGGCTACCCGTTGCTGCATCCACTCTCGGTTCAACTGCCCAAAGCTCGCTTGTAAGCTGGCTTGCGTAGCGGTTAGCTTTGGCCCGCCCCCCATCGCCATCTGACTTACGTTCAGCGACTGCTCTTCATACTCCCGCGCATCGCGCTCTATCCCCAACTGATCCGGGGGCGGGTTGCCGAAGTCCATCGCACGAAACGACGAATTGGGATCTTCTACCCATATGATATCGCCATCGCGGCCTTGCTCCAGCGTTTCGCCAATATCAGCATTAGCATCCCTCTCGCGCCTTGCCCCCAGCACCGTGCGGGAGAACCGCTTGAGGAGATCGGCTCGCCGCGATATAGACTCAACAATCAGCTTCTGCGTGTCCTCGGCATAAGCCATCGGCGGCTGGCCGTAGAATGATTCCTGGGTCTGGTCAAACTGTAGGGCGTAGTAAGGGAAGCCGCCCTTAGTTAAGTAGCCGCCCTCTGGCTCGAACTCGCCCGTCATCATCTCCTCACCCGTGAACGGGTCGGGAACAGTCACGGGGCGCATCGCCAGCATCGGATGGTCTATTTCTTCAATAGGCTCTTTGACGCTTTCGGCAAAAGTAATGCGCTTACGGTGCATACGGTCATGGATCTCGTATAGGACCGTCATCTTGCCTTGGGACTTAGCTTCATTTACGGCATCGGCCTCTTCGCTTGCTCCTCCGCTTTCTACGTCACCAAGAAGGGTATCGCCCGTTTCCTCTTCGTCAATGGGCTGGATCTGCCGACTGTTGACGAACCGGTCATCTTGGCGCACATACTCCAGCGGCACCACCATTTTCTCAATGATGTAACGGGCATGGGACAACTTATGCGGCGGCGTGAGGGGGTCGATAAAAATATTAAACGGGTTGACTCGGTGGACATAGGGGAAGTCAT